ATACAGCTTTTGCACCGGGTCCGATCGACATAATCAACTCCTAGTCGTTTTCAGTAGGAGCAAACAAAACTTCGTTGTCACTATCATAGGTTTCATCCTCTCCAGTGACACGATTATATTTAAAGCCAGCATCTATCTTAGTTCCAAACATATGAAAAGCTTCCAAGCCCGAAAATTCATGGGGATTATTTTCAATAGCTTTCTCAAAAGCTTCGTCCATCCATTTAAGGATTTTATCATAATGTTCGAATCTATGCTGTAAATTTATTTGCTCAAACTTGAACTTGTGGGCACTCTCAGTGTAGAGATAGAAAAACAAGTGTCTTTTGGATCTTTCTTTCATCCACTTTATCTTAAAATCAGTAGTAACAGGCATAGACCATCCAGTATCTCTTTCGGCATCATCTACAGCATTACTATAATCATCTGAATCAAGATATGAAGTGAGTCCTTTTACTTCTACTTCCAAAAGAATCTTTAATTCACCTTCAGTCATCTCTCTACCTCACTATGCTCTCATCGAAAGTCTCTTTCTCTTTAAGAGACTGGGGGAGTTCGGACTAAACTTACTCTCATCAAAAAAATTATCTGTAACAACCGAACCAATTCTAGTGACATGATAACCATTAGAATCTACAATGGGAACTACTGCGGCAAAGCTTTCCTCAAGAACCTCAACTGTTCCAGTTCCCAATAAGACTTCTGAGAGAATGTCTGGATGAATATGGGGGTGTAGCATTTCCTTGCCTTCAATCCAGACATTCTTCCCAGCCTTTAATGTTTTCAACAACTTTACTTTCTTAATCATAAATCACCTCACCACAGTTATGCTGTAGTTGTGGTCGTAGTAGTAGATGAAGAAGAAGTAGTCGTTGTGGTTGTAGTAGTAGAAGTCTGACTCTCAGCAGCAAGCTGCGTGACTTCAATCGTGTAAATAGCATCACGATGATAGAGAATCGGAAGTCCTTTGTCCTGAACACGAATGAAAACACCTTCAGGATCCCATTCCTCATGCTTATCAGTATAGGTTCCGTAATGTCTTCCAAGACCAAAGGGGGCTTGTTTGTATTCAGCAACGGATTCGCCGTCTATAGTTGTAGCTATCATGGCAAACATATTGTCAGGAACAAAATATTTACGCATGGTAATACAATCGTAAGCTGCCTTATAGGAGCTTGCAGGAGGATATTCAACTTGAATCCTTCCATTAAACTTGTCCACAGCGAGAATAACCCTATCCTCATACGTTCCTGCACTAACATCATGGAATCTTGCCGTCTGGTATGCAACGAAATCAGAAGCATCTTGCACCGAAACCCAAGTTGTGCTTCCACCTGTAACAGCAGCAGTCAACCAAGACTTGACTTCATACATCTCATCGTAAACAACCAGACGAGGGATGTCAAGCAGTGTAGCAACCACAGCAGGATTGATCTCAACTATCGGATGGATGTTCCCTTTGTAAAGACTACCATCACCAAAGGCATTCTTCTCAAGGATACCACGAATAGTTGTATCATCAGCCAACATAGCAAGTACATTGGAGTTACAGATTGCTAGATCTACCCTTCCACCATTATCTTCCTTGATCTTCTTCTTACCATCACGAATATCGCCGATAATGGTTTTACTTGCACCATTATCCCAATAATAAGAAGAGGTTAGGGAGATCCTATGGTCAGAAGGAATGGCATAGTCCACTGTAGCCATCTGTCCGCCTTTTCTCATGTAACTAAACCCATTGTTGAACAACATCTGGGCAAACATCCACTCTTTTCTTCGGTTGGAACGATTGGTAAGGGCTGCTAGTTCTCTAGCAAGGCGTTGCTTGGAATCCATGTATTCGCCTTCTGTTCCGGCTTTCCTCAAGTTATTAAGGAATTCCTCATCGAAATACATTTTTTCTTTCCAATAAGCTGCCTCCGCCTGATGAGAAGCCATGCCATGTGGTGCAGTTCTAGGAGCCGGAGATCCCGGAGCCACAAACGGTGTCATGCCTCGACCACCACGCATACTCTCCCACTTAATTGTACTTGACGGAGAAATTGAAGATCTGAACGTATTCATAAGCAACAGTTCGGGCGGTTTCATAAAAGTAGTAATAAACTTTTGCAAAACAGCTAATCTGAGTTCTGGTATATCACTTATTCCTCTAGGCATATCCTATCACCTCCTTTCTATTTCATATACATAAATTCACCGAAGGAAGAAGCAGAAAGGTCAGTCTTTGCAGCAGCGTCCACAAGGTTCAGCATTCCTTCGTAAAGGACTGCATTACTTATGATCAGTTGTGCATTAGCTCCCTTTGCCAATTCTCCAGTTCCGGTATCAACTGATTTCATCAAAACACCAACACAATCAGAATAACCATTTGTGCTATCCCCAGCTTCCACACATACATAAGCAAAACGAGCAGTAGTGAAGGCTGTTGCTCCCATTGCCGTTGTGAAAGTAATAACTGCAAAGTTCGAATAGGTAGTTCGATCAATGGCTGTAATCGCTCCTAGGTTTTCATTGGTGGTTGTATCATCATTAATAATAAGATCATCACCAACCTTGAATTTGTAGCTGTCATTGATTGTCACATTTACTGTACTAGCCAAAGCAACGCTATCAGCTACAAGATAAGCTCGTCCTGGGTGTTCTTCCTGCCCAGTAAACGTTGTGGGGTTATAAGGAACCATCTTATCCTTATTACCCGTTGTTAGAGCTGACAGATTCTCTGCCAGCAAAGTTCCCATTCGGAGCTTGCCATAACCGGCTGCTAGGGTAATAGGAACTGTCAAGGCGGCTGAATGTTCAGAGTAAAAAAGAACAGTATAGTCATCTTGAACACCATATTCTACATAAGGGGTATCTCCAGGCATACTACATCACCTCCTTTATTCGGTTTTTTGTCCAGCCAAACTCAGAAGTTCGTTTGCAACATCAGCATCTTCTTTGGCTTGTTTTTCATTGCTCTCCCCATTGGTTGATTCTTTGCCAGTAACGGCAAAACCTCTGACAGAGCTTTGAGGTTTTTTGTCTTCCCAGTCCTTGATTTCCACATCAACAGCAGCAGAGAAAGCAACCTCATCAAATATGTCGTTCGCGACAAATTTGGAATGAGTAACTTGATTCTTTGCTTTTTCAAAAAGATATTCATCGATCTGGCTTTTAGATAATTTAGAGTCCCAAATTCCATCAGCTTTCGCTTTGAATTTCTCATCCTTTGCAATTGCATTATCTTTTTCCAGTTTCAACATCCTATCCTCTTGATCCGAAAGTTTTGTAACTTGTCCAGAAATGGTAGCTTCTAAAGCAGCCTTATCAGTTGCGAACTTAGCTTCCAATTCAGAAGTTACTTCATCAGTAAACTTCTTGGCCAATTCGGGATATTTCTCCTTCAGTTCTTCGATTGTTTTCAAATCAATCACCTCCTCTTCGTTTTGAGATTGTTTGTTTTTGTCATTTAGATTTGTTTCCTCTTCACCTCCTTTGTCGATGTATTCAAGTTCGACATCTTCCATCTCGTCCTTGGAAAAAGCAGATGCTTGTGTTTTACTGTCCCAACCGAATACACAAGCACTGCACTCTTTAAAGGTACTTTCTCTCCATATCGACATGGGACCCTTGACCTTCATGCCATTAACTTCTGCTTCTGCTCCTTCTTCTAATCTTTCCACAATGGACGGACGGGCATAGATACTTGATTGATAAGGAAATCCTGTTAGGGAGTTTTTCTGGAATTCAAGACTTGCATCGGTATCCAAGAATTGAGACTTTTCAGGGTCTAGTTCCAGTTTTCCATTGGAAGTAATGGGCTTGCCTGTAAAAGCAATTTTTCTTTCTGTGTCATGGTCTTCCAATACAGGATACTTACTTAGAGGGAAAGACATGCCTTTGAGATCAATTGCAAGATCCCCCCAATACCAATGCCCTTTAATGATGCCGCCTGAATAGCCTACCATCTTGAGTTTAGGAGGTTTGTCCTCTACCAACTTCTCTGCAATAGCAAAGCATTCTTCGTTTGTTTCAACGAATCTCATTGCACCTTTAGGTATTTTTTCTTCTTTCATTTTTCCTTTCTCCTATAAAAGATTAAAAAAAGCAACTGTTTTCTTCATACTGCCTTCAAACTCGGATTTATCGAGGTATCTCATTTAGTCTGTTTGCCTCTGCTTGTTCGATCTATCCAACAGAACAGCGACATTAGTGTTTATTGCACTAATGTTTTCGTCGATTGACTTAAAATGGCTTTCGCCGCTATTGAGTTTTTCATCAATCACCTTATGCAGTGCCAGACATTTCTCGATATTGTATGGCTGCCCGTTGCTGTTGGGCTTTTGGATTGAGATTAAGCCATACTTTTTTGCAATTGCTAGCAATATCAAAACAGTTCCGCCCATACCACCCGCTCCAGTTCCGATCTCTGTTAATGTTGCTAAGTCCATTTTTGCTTTCCTTTTCTCAGATTCGGCCCCATGCGCTTTCCATGGCCGAAGTTAGGGGGTCGCTCACAACG